GTGGTTAGGCCTGCTAGAGCCCACATGACCGATTTGTTGAATATGTCTAAAATCATTGTTTCTCCAGTTGGTAGGGGACGCCCCAGGAATCGCCGATGACGTTCCGGAACGAAATTTGGCTGTGTAAAACTTTTCCGTTTTCAGGGTCACGAAATATCTGCACCATTACTTGCTGCTCTGTGGACAGATTGCACTTGAATACTTCGTAGTGGTATGTCTTTGCATCTGGCATCTTGCATCTCCAATCGTCGGTACTCCGACAGTAGAGCATCACTGTGGCAGTTCGGTGAATACCCTCTGAAACGCTTGTTTTACTTGGTTTGGTGAATCGGCCATCTGTGGGTTTATTTCTACATGCAGCCAATCGCCCCCAGGGCTACCAAAAATTGTTGGCTTGCTGTATGACGTCCAGCGCTGGCGAGTGCATTGCCAGCCACGCCCAAATGCTTTAGGAAAATAGTCGAGCACACATTCAACGCCTAATTCGTTTGCATTGTCAATGACAATGCGCAGGAATGCCATAGTTGCTTTGCGGTTTGCTGTTGGATGTTTCTCTGACGGCCTGTAAGACAAATCCACCGCCCTACCGCACGCGTGCACACTTAAGTTTTCAGACCCGCGCATATTGCGTATCCCCCAACTGCCATTATTCCAAAACGCGCCAGCACCATATTTGATTGCTTGCCTAATCCATTCATCCATGCCGGCACGTGGGCCGTCTGATGCACCGTCACTGTTGCCTGTGTAAGGCTTAGACCCGACGACTTTAGGGTTGGCTGGTAGTACGGCCAAATGCCTGGTCTTTCGGATTGAGCCAACGCAATAGTGGTGGCAACAATGCTGCAATGCCAGCCTTAGCCAAATCTGACGGGTCAGTGTTGCCGGTCATGTAGACGGCGAGTACGGCGCTCAATGCTGACCGTCCGTAACTCGATGCAAGCGCTTTAAGATTTTTCATGGTTTACAACGTGCCCATCTATTTTTTGTTCTATTCGGCCTAATGCTTGATATGTTTCTGCGTGGTCTTTGCGTGATGTTTTGTCGGCGCGGTTAATTATTGCAACTAGGACGGTAAAACCGCCTGCGACTAATGCAACCCATAACGCTTGCATTAGCCCAGTAGTAGCGCGGCTTCATCGGCTGTAATTCCTAGCCTGTCAAGTATAACTTGGCGTTGTTCTGCGCGTTCGTCAGCAATTTTTTGTTCGGCTTCTAATTCTGCTAATCCTGTAGCAATACTTTCTGCTGTCTCTGTCGTAAATGTAACTGTAATTTCGCTCATGTTATGCCTTTGCGTAACCGTAAATTGCAACCGTGCCAGTCATGTTTGTTCCAGCGGAGTTGAGGATTTTTATACCGTCGTACTGCGTTGCTGTTGCCAAGAAACCCATAATAATTCCGCCCGTATCATTTGAGCCAGAGTTTACAGAAGCGGACAATCCTGCTTGTCCTGTATTCAACGCTTGTTGAGGATTGAAAAAATCAAAACTCACATTGGCGTCATAACTTGTGTTCGGAATATATCCAAGTGAAAAGGCTGTAGTTTCTACATAACCTTGATTCAAGTTTGTTGGCGCACCTAATGTATATTGACCTATAAAACAACCTGCGGAGTAACCGCTAGTTACTGGCGTACCGCTTACGCACATTTGCGCGCGTAATTTGTTGGCATTTGTTACACCGCGCAAAGTTAAAACTATGCGGTAATCGGTGTAAGTGCTTGTGAACACATTACTAATTGTTGTAGTTGCCGCCGCCGTTACTGTAGTTAAGTTAATTAAAGTTAGACCAGCGCCTGCGGCAGGCCCAACGGTAGCCCACGCTGCGCCATCGTAATATTGCACAACATTGCTGGCCTCAATGTAAGCAAGTTGACCCTCTGCTAACGCTTTGTTACTGCCACCAAACGCCGCGTCACGTGTAACGGTGGTAGCAAATACTGGTACGCCTGTGCCGGCACTCAAATTTTGTGAGGCCGCAGTGAGCACGGTATTTGCCACAAACAACGGAACGGTGGTCTGCGTATTTGCCATAATGAGACTTTATCCTATGCCAGCGCGTTGGTGGTAGATAGCACACCAAACGTTTCGTCGTCAAGTATGAATTGGTTAAGCACAATAGTGGCTGACGTCCACAACGTCATTCGATGCCCAGATGCCATGTCGATGTTGTGGTCAATGCCTTCTACGGATAGCGACTGTTGGACGGATAGGGGCGTACCGCTGGTAAATGTTTTGGTGATTTCTACGGTTTGCCCAATTTCTATTGGTGCTAACGCCGTTTTTTGGGCGTCGGTCAAACTGGCAAATGTGGTTGACACCGATGTGAAACGGGGTTTTGGGTTTGGGTAGAGCAAATAACTTGCCAGTGTGGCCGCTTGCGCGTTGGTGGATAACAGGCTGTCGGTAATGGCTTCGGTCTGCGTAAAATACTGGCTAATGGACGTGCCGTCACTGGCGTTTTGTAGCACACCGCCTTCAATGGTGATGTTGGCGTTATTGATTACGGTTTGTTGGTCAAATTCAACCAGGATGGTGTCATACGGTGTTTCCGTGTTTGTGTCATTAAACGTCACGGTGGGCGCTGCAAGTGTCGTGCCGATACGCGGTTGCGCGGTCAACACGTTTGCTCGACTACAGAAAATACGGCCCTGTTCAGCCTGTTGGATGCGGTTTATGTAGGCGTTTACATTTGTGCCGGACGGGATGGTGTACGCGCCCAGCGTTGCTGTAGGGCTCGCTGTGAGCGATGTTGACCCTGTGAACGCTGCGGCGCTTAAAACGGCTGTAATGCGCGCTGACGACGTCTGGCTAGTGGTAGCCGTAGATGGCAACGAGCCTTGTGAGAGCACATATGTGTTGTCTGCAGCAAAAATGTTGTATGACGTCAACCCGTCCAATGTGTACGTCTGGTGGTATGTGGTCACTACGCCAGTAAACAAGTATTCGCCGTTGCGGCTTAGTCGAATAGGGCGCAATGGGGCTAGTCCAGGCTGTTCGGTCAACGCGTTGTAATACGGGCTAGATGTATTTAGTGGGTCATAATTTCTGTTGGTTTTGGGCACGCTGATAGAAACTGACATTGTGCCAGGCCCAAACACATCTAACGGTTTATGACGCCCACGACTAATACGCATATTTTGAACTACGGGCGTAATGTCCACATAATCTACGCCGTCGCCGTCAAGCACGTCTGGCCCGTTCAATACGGATTCATCTAAATAAAATGCTTCGCCGTCGTAACCGCTAGACAATTCCAGCAAATATGTGCCGCCCGTTACAAGTGTGGTGGCAGTCATTATGCGATTGCTATGGCTAGTGGCCCATAAACTTGTGTGTATTGCTTTAACGCGTCAACTACGGATTGACCGATGTCTACAGCGGACGAAATACCGCCATTAACATTTATAGTGACTGCAGCGCCTCTTGCGTTGGCCGATGCCGCTGCGGCTTCCAAATCGCCTGGCATAAAATTAAAACCACCGCTTACGTCTACGCCGCCGCCATATTTTAGACCACCATTAAATCCTGGGCCTTGACTACCGCCGCCACTGCCGCCGCTTATTGCTGATGTTAACGATGGCATTGCAGGGATTGAAACGCCTGGCATTGTGCCACCGCTTTTTGGTGGGCTTGGTGGCGCAAAAATACCGTTATTAGATGACATGTCGTAAGACCCACCGCCAAACTTTGGTACTGGAATGTTTGGCAAATTAATCATTGGCACTTTGTCAATATCGCTAAACGGGTTTAACAAATTAAGTGCACTAATAGCGGCGTTCACCATCGAGTTAATCCCGTTGACTACCAGTTGCACTGCATCAATAACGCCGTTGCCAATGGTGGCGACTGTTGCCCCAACAAACAATGCAAAATCCTTAAACGGTTGAACAGTTTGTTTTATGGCTTGTGGGCCTTCTCTAAACAATTCGTAAAACGCGCCCAATGTAATTGCGACAATACCAACTGCAGCGCCCAGCGCCGCAACTGACGCCTGCACTGTCGTAAACGAGCCAGCCAAAATAACGTTTGCCACTTTGACCAACGTCGTTGTGGCTGCATATATTTTCATTCCAATGTTTAACGCCACTATTGCAGTAGCAACGGTGCCAATAATGCCAGCCAAAATCAAAAACACTTGCGTGTTGTTTTGTGCAAACTCGGCCATTTGTTGCATTACTGGCAACAATCTTTCAATAATTGGTAGCAATGCCGCACCGATTGATTCCTTAGTTTCGTTTAAGCGTTGCTGCAAAATAGCGAAACCGCCTGCCGCCGTATCTGCAGCCGCTTGCGCCGCACCGCCAAACGTGCCGGTCAACGCCTTCATGATTTCGTCGGCGCTGCTCGATGAGTCAATGACGCCCTTTAGCGACGGGTCTAACTTAAACAATGCAGTGGTTTGACCAGCCAGCGCTTTGGACACCGCAGTAGACGCCGTTTCCAAATCAATGTTTTTTGCTACAGACAAGTCAATGACGTTGGCCATTGCTTTCTGGGACAATTCAAGCGAGCCAGTAGCGCGCACTAAGTTGGCTAATGCTGGGCGTAACTGGTCATCTGCAACGCCGTA